ATAAAAATTAAATTAAAAAATTTTATCCTAAATCGCTACATTTATAGTTATTGTCAAAAGTTACAATAGGTATTAAACTTGGCGCAGGTATTGGAACTGACATTAAAATTTCGTGTCTTATTGTGTGTGGCCCTGTGCCCGGGTCGAAGTCAGCATCAACAATAAATCTATAATAAGCTATTGGAATTGTATCGCTAATCTTTATAGCAGTTACTATATTGCCCGCGTAACTTAAAACGCCAATGGGGCTATTTGCATTATCTACAAAGTTATTTTGAACAATAGTTAAACCGCCTACATAATCGGGATGCGCTAATATTTCAGCTATTACCGCCGTTGGGTTGCCTGTAATGGTCCACAAAGGTAAAACGCCAACAGTTCTATAAGTAGATGTACTTGTTAATGCAACTAAACCAATAGGGCAATAATCTGGCACCTGCTGATATGCAATACCTGTTACCCAATAGCGCTGACCTTGCGTTAATTGCTGCACGTTTATTTTAAAAATAGCTTCATTGGATGGTGCAAATGATGCATCAACATCAGCAAGTTTAGCACTTGTTAACTGTTGCATTTGTATAACAATTGGCGCCCAGCTTGACTCTTCTTCAATGGCATTGTTATTTGTATCGCCCGTTTCACTTGCAGGGTAAATAGTAGCTATGAAGTTAATTGAACCTGAAAATGATGGGTCTTTTTCAACTTCTGCTATTATTTGGTCAGCATCGCAAATATCAATTATTTCAGTTTTAATGCCTAAAATATAATCCGCTAAATCGTAAAATTTAATGCTTAATAAATTTGGCGTTATCGCATCATTTTCGAAAACATCAACATCTAATTTTTGAACAAAATCTATTTGCGTTAATTGAGTTATGCCTGCAATTGTAGTCACCTGATTTAGACTAACAGTCCACGTTATTTCAGTTAATGTACCCGCGTATTCTTCAGCTATTCTAAAAATACAATCTAAAACTAAATCGGTTGCATCGTTCGTTATAATTGTCATATCAGCCGTTGTAATTGGCGGCGCTGCTGGTATAAATCCTTGCACTTGATTAACTACGCCGGGTACGTTTGTAAGTTTGCAAATAATGCCCGCTACACTACCATCGAAAGTACCTACTAAGCCAATTGCATTTAGCGCGGTTACATAGCTTGCTTTGTCAATTGCTAAACGCGCCTTAATACGTTGGTGCGGTGCTATTGTTAATTCGTTACCGCTATATTCTGTATTGTAAGTGCTAAGATAACCTGTAATAGTTGGTATTGCAGGCGGCGTATAAGTAGCTGTTAAAAGTGGCGAAATATGTGATGTAACTTCATCGGGGTTAACAGAATCGTGAATGTTTACTACTATGTAATATTGGCCGTTTAACGTAAGCATTGTGCCGTTAATGATAAATTGTACTTCTATATCATCGGCAACAGGTACGTTTTCAAACCAATCAGATGGCGAATAAATAGCGCCGTTTAGTTGAACGCTGCCCGGTGTTGCCTGTGGTATTACAGCATCAGATAATGATAAGTCAGTTACAAAATCAGCTGTATTTGTTGCCGCGTCAATTCTGAATAGTAAAATTCGAACATCTGTTATTGGCGGGTTATTTGCCGAACCTATAAACGCATCGCCACGTAATAATATTCTAACTGAATTATTTTCACCTATGGCCAACTGATTGCCATTAACCGTAAACATGCCGTTAGCTATTGCAGCCTGATTTAATTGAGAACTTGTTGCTGTTACATCGGTCAAAGCATTTAACCCCGCTGCTACTTGTGATGCTGATGTTATTTCAAGTTCTTTAATATATCGCATGCCTGTTGTATTACCAACAATATCAGAATTATACCAACGCGCGGCAACTGGCAAACGTAAAAATCTGTTACCTGTTGGTGTAAATGCTGCAAGGTTAAAGCCAGCATAATCGAATACGTTAGCAATAATACCAATTGAACGCGTTAACGTGCTATAAACAGATGGATATAAATTTTGCAAGTCTGCACCCTGACCGCGTTGACTTATAAAACGCTTTGTGTTTTGCGCGCTTAGTGTATTAGTTAAATAATCAATAACATCTTGAGTAATGTAAAATTCAAATGTAATTGTAGCTGTATTGTGCGGCGCTGCACTCATTGACATTTCACAATAGATGTTATCCAAATAAGGCGCTGCAAAGTTTAAAAATGCTTGCTGTGGTGTTGCCGTTAATGGATTAGGTGTTTCATAACCAAAATTGAAGCCGCTTATAGTATTGTTAATTGTAAATAGCGCAGGGTTAAACCTAACAAACTTATTCAAAAAACTATTTGCGCCTGTACTATTTATTGTTAGAGTTAATCTGATTTTGTTACCCATTGTAAAACCTTCAATAGGCGATGTCGGTATAGTTGCCGCCGTAAACGTTGCAATGTTACCAATAACAGTACCGCTGCTATCTATATGGTCAATCTGAATATTATTAAAAGTATAAGCCATTAAATTAAACCTTGTATAGTTAATGAATTATTATTTGTATCGTATGTTATCTCAGTTATTTGTACTTGCCCTTGCGGTGTTGTAACATATTTATCAATATCTAAAGTTGTAAGTAAATCACAATCAGCTGTAATTGATATAGTCACTTTGCGCGTTTTTACAGATGTTAAACGCGGGTCATCTATGTAAAATAGGCGCTGGTAGGCTGTGTCATAGCTTTGCCCGCTTGAATCTACTATTGGATTTTCTTTTATATGCCATTTGTAGTTATATAATTTTTTACCATTAGACATTAAAAGTACATCGGGTATTGCAACGCCTCTACGCAAATCAACATTTGTTATATCAGCACCTACAACCATTTTTAAATTTATAAGTTTAGGATATGTCAAAACACCTTTACTAATAAACATCGCAGCTGTATTTTCAGCATCTTGCGCCAATGGATAAAACGTAGTATAAAATGGTTTATCAATTGGGTTAACATCAGGCGCCGCCCAATCATCGCGAAATTGAGCAGCACCATAAAGTAATTTTTTACTAAATAATCCTGACTGCTGCGGATTGTTTGAAGTATTCCAATCTATAACGCGATTAACCCATTTATTTCTAACTTCATCGCCTGAATTATCAACACCATCTAAGCTATATTCATATTCTGCATAACTTGCAGGGCGTTCGGGTAATGATTCATAACAAATAGATAATAATTGTTTATGCTGCAAATTATCAGTATTAAACCATTCAACGCCTGCAAAATAATCTTTGCGCTCAATCTGTAATACACCATTTACAACGCGCCATTCTATATTAAGCTGTTTTAGTTGGTCTAAAAATTGAATGCCATTAAGATTAACCCAATTATCTCTCCAACCTTGTGTATATGATTCCCATGGATAAGCCCTAATACCGGGCACGTATGCAGCATCTAATCTAACAGTATTGTGATAATAACCGCCTACATCAAACAATGAACTTTGATAACCAATTCTACACAACTGACATAAGTTTTTGAATGAACTATCTAAAAAAGGTGTAATATGTCTTCGACCGCACCCAACAATTAAATCAGTTAAATCTTCAAATATGTTTTGGCCATTACCAGATATTATATTGCCTAATTGTAATAAAGCAAATATTGGTGCACCAACTATAAAAACAAATATGCCCAAAATCATTATAGCTTCTTGTATAGCTGCTGGCTTTGGGTCATTGCAATAATACATAAATGGTGCAAATCTAAATGTATCATAACCTAAAGTAGAAAATGGATTTGGTTCGGTAGTATTTCTTTCACTCCAAGGAAAATGTTCTTTCAAACACCTAATTGCTAACGCATCCACACTATTATCTACTACGGTAACTTGCACCTCGCATGTCGGAAACGTACACCAACGTACAGAACCGCCTTCAATTTTGCCCGTGAATAATAAGCGGTCCGAACCATCAGCATTTAAACAGCAAGTATCATAAATCAATACTTCAATGCCTGCAATATTTGGATTAGGCGCGTTTATTATCTGCTGTTTGATATATTCGTAGGTATCACCAACAACTGTTAATTCAGGGGCAAAACTAAACGCAGAATCGCCCGCTTCATCTTTGCGGCGAAAAACAAAACTTGCTGATTCAGTACCGTTGAAGTTATCTAAGTCCTGAGGTATGCCATCAAAATAAATTAGTAAGCCGTTCATTTAAGTATTGAATATGTTAACGCCCCCAAAGATACACTAATAAACGCGTAAGTTGTTATTTTCCACGCTTTTTTAAGACGCGTTTGTTTTTTCAATTGCTTTGCATAGTCATTGCATATTACATTACCGCGCTCGTAACTTTGAATCATTTCATCTTTAATTCTAAGCATGTCGCTTTGCATATTATAATTATCATTTAGCGTTTTTTTAAGCCTTTCTGACTGATATAATAGACTATCACAATCAATGGCCCTATTAACACATTCTCCGTATGCAATTTTATAAGCATCTAAACTATCAAAACGTGCGGCGATATATTGAGCATAATCGCGGCTTATTAAAAAACCGTTATCGACCTTTGTAATCTGACATGAGGCGGCCAATGAGCAAAGTGTCAGAAGCATTATCGTAATTAACAATCGGTACTTTAATAATCTTAATTCTTGATAAGTCATATCTAAACTGTTTTATTTGTTTGTCTAATGTAGTCTGCATCGTGTCTATATGCGCTTGCAAGCTATCTGATTTTGTCACAAATTTAGCATATATTTGTGACAAACTGTCACGGGTTTGTTGTTCATTTTTCTGTATCTGTTTGTGTAATTTATTTGAATTGTCAATAAAAATATAAAGCAATACAGAAACTAAAACAATAACAGTTATAATTAAATATTTCATTTTTTTACTAAGTTTAAAGCGATGGCAACCGCCTGTTCTTGTGGTTTACCTTCAGCTATCAAAGTTCTAATGTTTCTTTGAATGCATTTGTTATCGCCGGGTAAGCATTTGATTAGTGGCATAGCATTATAATGTTTAAATGTTTATACAAAATTATGTTATTTTGACCAATTACGCGAGAAGTTTTTACGCGCCTGTCTTTGTTCTACAATTCTAAATATACCGTTAGCATTCGCGCTAACTGTTGTTTTAGGCATGTACTTTGGCAGTTCGGTTAAAACATTTTCAATACGTTCTAATCTGTTTTCTAAGCCGCCGTAAGTTTGCGCCACGTTTACAAATATAGATTTTTGACCTAACTCATTACTAAGTGAAACATTATCGCCAAATGCACCTAAAGCGTTTTTAATGCCGCCTTGCTGATATGCTTTAGAAAATGTATTAAGTACATCCGCTGGTATTCTGTTATTATGTACCGCGCTAAGTACATCCCAATATTTATTATTTGTATCGGTTGTAATTACGCGTTCACCCTCGTTAAGCATTGCAGGTATTGTATCGCGCCCTGCTTTATTGTTGCCGCGTTCTAAGTATTCAACACCCTTATAAAACGCATTGCCAGCAGCTACACGCGCCTGTGCTAAGCCTGCAATAAGTGACGCAAGTGTTAATGCAATTGTAACAGGTGCAGCCGCTCCACCTTCGGCCGCCGCTTTTGATATTGCTATTGCCGCGTTAATGGCTAACTGTACCTGTGCTATTGTTTTTTCACGTTCAACCGCGCGCGCCCTTTCATTTTCTAAATTTTCTAAACGTTCTTTTTCTATTTCTAATTGACGGGCGTTGTAATCTTCACTATTAGCGCGAATTTCATCTAATGCCGATTTGCTTTTATCTATTGCTTTGTCAAGTCCACCAATGTAGGCTTGCACCTGCGCGTTAAGAACTGAAAAAACAGAATCGGAAACGCCTGTAATTAACGAAGCTGTTTGTTCTATTAGTTCTTTTTGCTTATCGGTTAAGCCTTTAAGTTTTTCAGTAGTATCAGCTGATTTATTATCTAATTCAACTAATTTTAAATTTACTTCTGAAATTTGCTTATCAATATCAGATACTAATTTTTCATCACCCGTTGCTACTGCTAAAGTTCTAAGTTGATTTAATAGCTTTATTTTTTCATTTAAAATCTTTTTATTATTTTCAATTTCTAAATCTAAACGGCGCTTATCAAAATCTTTATTGATTTTTTCTTCTTCTTCTTTATTGCCTTTTACAGATGTTAGTAACAATTGACGTTCTTTTTCTAATGCAATAAGCTGATAATTCAGTTGTGTTTCTAACTGGTTTTCTAATATTGAATTTCGGTCTTTATATATTTTTTCATTATCAGACATTACAGCTTTAACTAATTTCTTAGCTTCATCTTGCAATTTTTTAGAAAATTTCTTAATAGTTTTTTCATTCTTATCTTCTCTATCAGCTATAAACTTATAATATGTATCATAAAATTCTTTACGCTTGTTAATGTTTTCTTGTTGCATTAGCGTAATTTCAGATTCAGATAAGCCAAGTTCTTTTTGATATTCAATTTTTAAGGCTTCTAAAACATCTATTAGTTTTATTTCAGCCTTTAATCTCGCTTCAGTATTTTCTTGAGTTTTTAATATTTCAACCTGTAAAGCATTTTCAACATTTTGCAATTCATCTTGAATGCCTTTTAGCTTATCGGCCTTTTGTTTATCAATACCTTTTTGTACTAAATCAGATATCTTTTTTTGCGTTTCTTGTTCAAGTTCTATAATTTGTTGTGATTGATATGTCCATAATGCCCCGCGTTCTTCACTTTGCATATCATATTTTTGTTTTAATAATCTTGCTTTTTGGTCCTCTTTATCAAATTCAGCTTCTCTTAATTGCTTTAGCGTTTCTTCTTGCTTTATCTTTAATTCTAAATCGCGCTTATCGGTTTGGCGCATAATTTCTTTACGCTCAATTTCTAAACCTTCTTTTAATGATTGAACAGTATCGCCCCTAAGTTTAACTGAAATTCTTTGTGACTTGTATTGTAAATCAGCAATAGAATCTAATCTATCCTGTTCTTCTTTTAGCATTTCATCAGATGTTTCTTTATACACCTTTACTAATTCACGTCTTTTTTTCTGTTCTTCATCTGATAAAGAACCGCGTTCATTTTCTATATTTTGCAATTTTCTTAATTCTACTTCGGCTAATTGCAAACGTTCTTTATAATCTAATGTAGTGTCATTTATTTTTTCCATATTTTTTGCAGTAGTATTAGTACTTGCAATTAAATCACTAAAAAATTCTATTATCGGACCAGCTAAAGTCAAAATAAAACCAAAAGGTATAGCCGATGTTAAAGCCCTAAACGCAAAACCTAAGGTACTAACAACGCGGCGCATTTGACCTAAACTTCTAACACCTGTTACTAAAGATTGGCCAAAATTACGCTGCTGTGTTGCGGCCCTACCACTACTAACTGCTATCTGCTGATTAGTAGTGTTTATTTGTTTACTTACTGCTACGCCCGCCTTAGATTCAGTATTTAGCCTTTTTTGAGTTTTAACTAATGTATCACGTTTCTGATTTAACTGTTCAACGCCGTTAGCCTCAGTACTTAAAACGCTAACTAAATTGGCCTGTGCTGATTCTAATTCATCAGTAACATCTACGCCCTGTTCCATAGCGCTATTAAGTTCTTCAATACTTGAAATAGCTGAATTTATTTCACTTTGAAACTGTGAAGCATTAAATTCTAAACTATAAACGTCTTTAATTTCTGCCATTACTTTTTGTTTATTTTTTTATTAGCCTGTTCGGCTCTGTCATTGTCTTTTAATATCTGTTCTAATGCGCTGTAATAATCACGTATAACCCAAAACCTAACATTTGCCATTTGCACCGGGTCACCCTTTGTTATAATGTAATCGTTTTCGCGGTTTTGTTCTTTCAGTTTTTGTATAGCGTGTTGATATGTTTGCGGTTTCTTTTTTGCTTTTACGTTGGGTTCAATTTTGTTTAGTCGTGGGAAGTTTAATCTTTTAAAGCGCTCGAACCTTTCAAAATTTGTTCTATACTGTTCAAAAAAAAAGCGCGCAGTTCATCATCTTTTTTAATTGCATCCATTTTGCGCTGCTGTGTTTCGCTGTTTATTATGTATGGGTTTTCATTGTCAATAAAAAAGAAATATAAACCAGCTTCTAATAATAGGTCGTCAATCTTTACATTTTTAAGCCTATACAGAATATCATTCAATTGGTCTTTAGACTTTGTGTGAAATTCTTTTAGCTTATCGCGGGTCATATTTTGCCACGGCATTTCTTCGACCGTTTCTAACATGCCGTTTAGTTTTTCAACTACTTCTGTTTTGTTAATGCCAAAATCAATAGCCGTCATTGCTTCTTCAATCCTTTGCGCACGTTCACGCGTTAAGTTTGCAGGATTCTTTAAAATATAAAAGTTATTACCAGTGCGGTCAGTAAATACTCTTGTCAATTCTATACGCTGCTTTGTAGTTTCGGGAATGTAGGTTTTAAGCCACTTCTGGTAATTACTTTCGTTTTGTTCTGCCCTGTTTCGTTTTCTAAAAATCATGTGTATTTAATTTGGTTGTAAAGTTAGGGCAAAAAAAGATAAAATATTTTATTAAATTTTTATAAAATTATTTGCAGTTATGAAAATTAGGTGTAATTTTGTATCAACAAATAAGGGAACGGAATTATTTAAACTTCAAAAAACTTCAAGCCATGACAACTTTACAAATGAATCACACGGAATATATGAAAAAGGTTAAAAGCCTTTGTAAAGATTCACTCAGATATATTATTCAAGATTGCAGAGAGGCAATTGAGGCTATGCCTAATAACCCAAAAAACGGTTACTATGCCGATGAAATTCATTATTGTTCAATGGAATTAGTAAAAAGAAAAAACAAGGTAAAATAACCTTATCAAGGTTTTCGGTTAACCTACAAAACCGAATTTTTAATTTTAAAACTATATACAATGGAAACTTCAAATTTTAAAAATCAATATTTTTCTATTCATAGCGTTAAGGCTTTAGAAAATAAACAATTTAGCATTGTTAGAGCAAACATAGATAACACGCCTGAAAAAATTAAATTAGCAAGGGAACTTTATCCAATTGAAGATTGGCATTTTGAATTTCATAATTATAAATATGATATGCGCCCAGTTTTCGGTCAACCATAAAATTAAACTTTTAACTTTTTAAAACTTCACAACATGAAAACACTATTTTTTATTTTACTATTTAGCGCGGCAGCATACGCGCAAACAGATACTATGTACTGCATTCAGATACTTAGCACAAGACACCCTGAATTTATACGCGCTGAACATTTAGCTATGTGTACATTAGAACAGGCGCAAGTAGAACAAACTGATGGCCTATACCGGATTATGTTTGTTTACAACACACTTGAAGAAGCTGAAATAATGCTAACCACGTGGAAGCGCGCACACAAAGACGCGTTTATTTGCCGCCGTACATCTCAACAAGTTTTAAACTTTTATCAATTTTACACTTATGATTAAGCACGTAAGCATTAAGCAAAACAACCACCGAAACAAAAGCGGCATATTACAAAAATTCTTATCGGAAGCGCAAAAGTATAAGCCGTTAACATTTGAACAAGAACGAACCGCAACACGCGAGCAGCTGATAAATCATAATATGTTATTTGCCGCATCAATAGCCTTTAGATATGATAATGCGCAAATCGATATTATGGATTTAGTAAGTGAAGCTATGTTAGGTTTAATTAAAGCCTCAGATACATTTAATCCAGCATTTGAAAATAAATTTATTAGCTATGCGCTATTTCACATTCAGCAGCATATCAAAGATTTTATTGATACTAAGAAAAATGTTGTTAGATACCCGCACAGGCTGCAACAAATAAAATACGCCATTGGACAAATTCAGGAACCTGACACAGAAGCGCTGGCAAAACGTTTTAATGTTAAAGAGCGCGTTGTAAAATCAGCGCAATGTATAGCAGGCTTTGTTAGCTTAGATGAAACAAATGAAGATGGCGACAAAATATATCAGGTTGCATCAGATGACCTTTGCGATAAGCATGTTTTAAAGTTAGAACAAAATGAACTTTACAAAGATGTTACCCGGTGTTTAACTGCTAAAGAATTAGAAGTTTTAAGGTATAGATACTTTGATTCGTTCCCTCAAGAACTTACACAGGTTAGCCAAAAAATGAATATCAGCCGTGAACGAGTTAGGCAAATTCAAGAACAAGCATTAAAAAAAATACGAAATAAATATGCAAACGGAATCTAAATGGATACGCGAACTAATATTAAGCGGTCAAACTGATAATATTGAATTGGGTTTAATCCTGAATGATTCTTTTAACTGTTTTCCGTTAACCCGTAAGTTTTACAGAAAACATAAGCGATTTAAATTCTGGCAGCCATCGCGGCATTATTCAGTTTTAGAATCAGAATCGCGTTATTATTCATGGGTTGCATTATTAAATAACGAACTTAAAACGCATCGCGCTTATTTTTGGTTAGACTTTAAAGAACCTAAGTATAAAACGCCGTGGGAGCATTGGCAGCTGCATATTACTAATTATTTTAAATGGCCTTATAATGGTCCAATGTTTACAGGCGGCGGCCATCCTTATACTACTATGTTTGCACGTTGGCGTAATTAGACCACCTTATTTTAGTTTAACGGCTTAAAGTAACATAAGAATATTTATATTTTACTTTGCGGCCTTAAAGTAACATAAGCATTTATACAGCTATGTTCACAAAATACTAATGTTCATTTTACGTGAACGTTAAATTGGGGCTGATGTCGTTCAAACCGATTCTATCAATAAGACACAGCGAGCATTTAGAAACATCATTTTCGCCACACCCCAAATTCATATGTAGATACTTGGACATTTTGTCCTAGTTTTTGTACAACTTAATACATTTTACCATTAGCTAAAAACTTATCGGCCCAAACGTTAATTTGTTCTACGTAAAAATCGCCATTGTCATTTATATTGACGATGGCGAAACCATTTGCCCACAATTGGCGCTGGAATCGCGGCATATAGCTAAAACCTTTTGATTTAATATCATATAAACCGCCAATGTTAAACGCGGCCCTATTACCTGAATGATAGCATTGAACTCGGTGTGTATGTCCAAACATTACACTATGTTGCGTTTTATCTAAATGCGCTTTTGCCGCGTGAATAGATGTGTAAACCCCGTGAACTATGTCTAAGTGTTTGCCTAACGTGAAATAGTCAGACTGCCAATCTGTTTTAACTTCCCATCCACGTTCATACAGGTATAAGGCATCAGTAGGATTTATTAAAGCGCCGCCGTATTTAGCATTGTCTTTTTCTTTAATATGCCTAAAGTATCGGTCTTCATGGTTGCCAAATAAAAAATATTTTTTAGCACCTTTGAACGCGCTGTTAATATCATCAATACCCTGCAAGCCATCAATATATTCATCTTGCAATGTTAGGCCCGAAAGGTTGGCCAATGATTCAGCATTATAAGAACCTAACGTGTATAAATCTAAATAATCGCCCGCTAAAACAATGCCGTGTAAGTTTGTGCCTAATTCAGATATTAGCCTTAATAGTTTTTGCCATAGTATCTGATTGTGAAACGGCCTGTGTACATCACTAACAACTAACCAGCGTTGAAGGCTTTTGTTTTGTCGGCGCTTATCATTTATTAGGTTTTTCCAATATTCTACTTCTTCATTAGAATGTACTTTAATTTTGGGGCGGTATATCATAGGGTTATAGTTTTATATCTTGACAAAACGTGTTAAGTAAATACCTCAAATTATCAAGTAAGTCGGCCTGCCTTTCTTCACCTTTGCCTTTAATGATTCGCCTGCTGTTATCTGATTTGATGCGCAAACAGTCCATACGTAAACCCGGGCATTTATCTTCATAAATCTGGAAATCTGGACACATGCTTATAATAGTATTTGTTTGCACGTAACTTTCAGCATGCAGCGGATTAGCTTTAGGCACTACAAAGAACCGCGCGGGCAATTGTAGTTCTTCCTGTATTATTTCGTAGTAGGTTTTAGATACGCGCTGCCTACCATCGGAACGGTCACCACTTGCATCACCTGTAATCAGTAGCGGAATTGTGCAGGGGTAAATAGCTGTATCAGACCAACGCCCAATTTTCTTATTTGTTTCTGCAAATACCCATTCGCGAAACGCTTGGCACGTGTCATAGATTGATGCCTCGCCGCGTTCTTCACTACCTATCTTAAATTCTTTAACTATGTGTACACCATAGCGATAACGTGAACGTGCTGATACATCAGGCGCCAATGTAGTTTTGCGCATAACGGCCGCGGTCATTGGTATTTTATTGAAGTCAAATGAAACGTAAATCTGTTCAGTTTCCCAATTGATTTTCTTTGAAGGCTGAAATACTTTTTGTTGAATGCTTTTGTCCTTTAATACATAAACCCATGCTTCACCAGAATAGTCAACAAATACAGATTTGTATTCCTGTTCAAATGTTAGGCGGTCCAAATCGCGGCTGGCATCGGCTACTTCATCAGGGTCAATAGATGGGTTATCTGTTGTTTCCATTCGGAATGTAATCCAACTGTCAGAACCGTTTTCGCTTTGTGGCAAATCTATATCATTATAACAATTCTTTTCTACGTTGCCAGCCTTAGCACCGTTGCGGCATAGTTCATACCAATAGTTATCTTTGCCCGCTGCTGTACCAATAAAAAACGCCTCACCTTTGTAGTCAGTTAAGGTTGGGCGTGCAACTGTTTTCCAATGATATTCAAGTATGTGTGAAGGTATCTTTTGTGTTTCTTCATAAATTACGCGGTGATATTTACGCCCGCGCCCTTTGTCCTTTCGCCCTTCATCGCCGATTGACCACACCTCCAAAACGCCGCCGTTTAGAAACTGCATTATTTTAGATGTTTCGTCTTTATGTTTAATGATTCCGCCTTCTGATATAGTCTTGTAAGTATCTACTATCTTATTCCAGCTTTGTGCAAAATCTTTAAAGTCATCGACAAAGATACCTACGAACTTACCTTCAAACACCGCAGGGCTTATAAGCGGCAATGCAACCGATGTTATAAGTTCAGTTTTACCGAAACGGCGCGCGCAAACTATACAATTAAACCTGCGCTTATTATCTAATATTCGTTTTTGCCCTGTGTGCGGCTTAAACAGTTGTATGTTTATGTTGCGCGGCACTACTTAGCTTCAGGTGGATACTGAATGTTTATGTTTATGTTTTTGTCGTCTTGCGTTTCGCCCTTCGGTTCTATTATGCCATAGTTAAAACCTAACAATAGTTTAGTAATTGCAGGATTTGATTTGCCATCTAAACCCCTTACTACTTTGTTTGTTAGTATTTTATGTTTCGCCCGCGCTATAAATACCGAAAATTCAGGCCTTTCGGCGTAATTCAAAAGCGTATCAGCATCACAATCTAAGAAATCAGCTAAACCATAGATAGTATATGGTATTGGGTCTGGCAAATCAATTACTTCATAATAGTCACGTGTTTTTACAACTTCTTTTTTTGTACGTGAATCGCAATAATCAAAATACGCTTCAATTTTACTTTGCAGTTCTTCGGGCGTTTTAAATAACAGTTTTCTACCTGCAATTCCTTTCATATTTTCGTTTTAAGCAACTTTTAATAAGTTTTGATATCTATACAC